AGAGATTGAGTTTGACTTAGTTGTGCCAAAGGTGCTTGCGGGTACCAACGCTTTGCCGACGACTAATGCCAGTCCAGACCCTTCGGTTCATATCGAAAGTATGCCTAGTCTTACCGAAGCCTCTTCAAATTCTGGTTTTAAACCAAAATCTAACGACTTCCGCCTTCAGGAGCTGGTGTCTTGATAATAAATCCAAATTTCCCAGGAGGATTTGTTACTTTTTGCGACGATATAAGGCATGAAGTTACAGGGAAAATGACTCTAGTGGGCACCTATCAGAGTCAGATAAATGTCATGGGTAGTTCACCAGTCGTACTGGCACAATTGTGCGCGCTTATTGATTTCCGATTTAAGGCCGATTCGTTGCCGATGTCTCCAAAAATATTCGTGTTTCGTTCGGATGAAGTGGAACCGATTTTTTCGATGGAAGGTCATATACCTGCAAACGAAGAAACCTTGTTTGAAGACATTTCGGATATTGAAGGCGGTTCTGTCCGGTTCCATCAAATGATTGTACCGGTCCTCCTCCACGGAATCGCAGTGACCGAGTCCTTTCGGTTAAAGGTGAGGGCGTTCGTAGGGGACGATGAAATCCGTCTCGGATCTCTAAAGGTAAATCTCATGCAGTCGGAAGCAGAAGAAAGCAGCTAGGCGCCGTCTAGCTGAAACGCTGAAGCAGCAACCTTAAAAAACGGAAAAAATCATGAATATCTTCGGTTGGAAATCAGCCGGGCGTGGGTATCTGCGTCCGGCCAAAACGCGTGTGCAGCAGGATCGTCTGCCGGGCTTGCGCGGATATGCTTTGGGTAGCCTGGGCGAATGGCCAAGGCATTATGAGGCGCAGATGCGCGAAGGCTATTTGTCGAACGCGATTGCGCAACGCGCGGTGCGGTTGATTGCCGAGGGGCTGGCGTCCGCGCCGTTGACCGCAAATGATGCGCGCGGGCTGGAACTGGTGCGCGCCACGTCGGCGGGGCAGGCGTTGATGGAGACGGTGGCGACGCATCTGTTGCTGCACGGCAATGCCTATGTCGAGATATTGTCGGGCAATGACGGGCGGCCAGCCGAATTGTTCGCGCTGCGGCCAGAGCGGATGACGATTGAAGCCGACATGCGCGGCTGGCCCGTGGCGTTTGTGTATAAAGCAGGCGAGATCGCGAGCCGTTTGCCCGCCGAAAATGTGATCCACATCCGCGCAATCCACCCGCTCGATGACCATTATGGGCTTGGCTGTCTGGGCGCAGCGTCGGGCGCGGTCGCGACGCATAATGCGGCGACGAAATGGAACAAGGCGTTGCTGGATAATGCCGCGCGGCCATCGGGGGCTTTGGTTTATGACATGGGCGACAGCGGGACGTTGAACGGCGAACAATATGCGCGGTTGAAGGAGGAGCTTGCCGCCAGTTTCCAAGGCGCGGGCAATGCCGGACGGCCGATGTTGCTGGAGGGTGGCTTGAAATGGCAGGCGATGGCGCTGACCCCAGCGGAGATGGATTTTGCCGGATTGAAGGAAGCGGCGGCGCGGGAAATCTCGCTCGCTTTTGGCGTGCCGCCAGTGCTGCTTGGTCTGCCCGGCGATGCGACTTATGCCAATTATCGCGAGGCAAACCGCGCTTTGTGGAACCAGAGCATCATCCCGTTGGCGCGCAAGATTTTGGACGCGCTGGCGCAAGGGCTGCGGCCCTATTTTGACGGCCTGACGTTGGACTTGGATTTGGATGCGATCCCTGCGCTGGCCGAAGATCGGGAGCGGTTGTGGGCGCAAGTGGGTGCAGCGGACTTTTTGACGACCGAAGAGAAACGCGCGGCGGTGGGCCTTGCGCCGGCCGTGCAGCCGTCAGAGATATCGAACGAAAATGGTGCGCTCGAATTCAAGTTCAATCCGTGGCACGACACCGAAAACGGCCAGTTCACATTTAAGGGACAAGGGCAAAGATTTGCTGGCGGTGGCGGAAGTTTCGGCGGTGGCGGTGCTTCGGGTACTTGGAGTAAGCCCAAACCCAAGCGGAAAAACCCGGAAGTAAAGCCTACGCCGAGGCAGCGGATAACTGTTGCGCCGCTCCCGCAGCCTACACCGAGACGCCCTGCAGTTGTCACTTCACCAAAGCCGAAACCCAAAAATATTCGGTTAACCAAACCGACCAGTTCACGCCCCGCAGATATACCGAAACAGGTCAAACCAAACGGGGCACCGCCAGCGAAACCCAGCACTGGGCTTTTGGAGGCCGCCGCTGCCGCAGCTGCCGGGGCTGCGCTGGCGGCTGCGTCCGGGTCGATCGTCAGTTCTATTACGGTCAACGGCTACACATTCGGTGCCGATGCCATATCACGCACGGCGGGAGTAGCGGGGGAATTGAGACTTGAACCCAGTCAGCGGCGTTCGAGAAGCGCGCAACAGAATGCGGGGAAGCCAGATCGACTGCCATCGGATCACGGCGGACACTATATTGCGCGCGAGTTTGGCGGGCCCGAAATTCCTGCGAACCATTTCGCACAGGATGCCGGAATAAATCGCGGTGAATATCGAAAATTGGAAATACTCTGGAAAAAAGCATTGAAAAGAAAGCAAAAGGTGGACGTAGAAATCGAACCAAAGTATGAAGGTGTTTCAAAGCGACCGCATTCGCTCGAGGTGAAATATACAATAAACGGCAAAGAATTTAGTAAGACAGTACCGAACATAAAAGGGGAGAAGTAAAATGGACCCTCGCGTACAAATGGGCGATATGCTTAACGGCATTGGGCAGCACCTGGCCGACATTCTCGATCAGCACCCCGATGGTAGTTATATGTATGCCGAAGTGACCGAAGGCTCCTGTGAAGCAGGTGTTTTCCACGATGAAGGCGAACAAGTGGTCTATTACCGTCCGAGTGGCGAACTGTTTGACGCATTGTTCGACCTTTGGAAGTTTGCCGAGGCAGATAAGAAATGGACCGTGCTTCATTATGAAGTAAAAGACGGAGCGTTCAAAGTCCGCTTTTTATACCCTGATCAATTAGATCCTGAGGAATTCAGTTATGAACGTCGAGAGCGCGCATTGCACGAGCGTTATGGCGACAAGCCTGTCATCTATCCTAAGCCAGACGGAAATTTCCGTGAACTGACATTGGACGATTTTCCCGACGACGATGAGGATCCGGCGACCTGAACAGTTGCCGCCTGCACCATGCATGAAGCTGCGCAGATCGCGCGACCCTTAACGGCGGATAGAGCCTGTTTGGGTCCGATTTACACATAGGAAACATCAATGGTTGATAAAGAACTGCAAGGTCTGCTGGAGCAGGCCTCCGAAACTGGTGCGCGTCGTGCGCTGGCCGGGCTGGGGCTGGACGATGCCAGCGCCGCCAAGGATATGGGCGAATTGCGCGAGCTGTTGTCCGCCTGGCGCGACGCCAAACGCTCGGCGCGCAAGGCGGCGATTGGCTGGGTCGTGCGGATGGTGTTGGCGTTGTTGCTGATCGGCATTGCGTTCAAATTGGGCCTGCCCGGATTGGTCAGCCAATGAGGCTGGCGGGCTATGCCGCAATCTTCGACGCGCCGGACAAGGGCGGCGATATTGTGCGTAAAGGCGCGTTTGCGCGCGCGGCAAAGGCGGGTTTGCCCTTATTGTGGCAGCATGACCAACGCCGCCGCATCGGCTTTGTCGAAAGCTTAAGCGAGGATGCACGCGGTTTGCGGGTGATCGCGCAACTCGATGATGACAGCGCCGTCGTGCAGGCGGGCAGCGGCCTATCCTTCGGCTACCGCGTGCGCGCGATGCAGCAACAGGAATATCGGGAGCTCACTGACCTCGACCTTATCGAAGTCAGCGTCGTTGCCACCCCCATGCAACCGCTCGCCCGCGTGCTGGCGGTGGAGGCGGGTGGGCCAAACATCACAGACATTACTCAGTTCACGCAAGGAGAATGACATGGATTATGAAACTAAAGCAGACAATCTGGACGCCGTCTTTGACGGGGCGGTGCCGGCGGTGGCGGTGACGCGGCCCGTTTTGTCGGGCGGCAAGGTCGCTGACCCGGCGCGGTCGGCCTTTGTCGATGGCTATTTGCGGCGCGGGTCGGAGGTGGAGTTGAAAAGCTTCACGGGCGTAACGCCTGCCGATGGCGGCTTTGCCGTGCCGCGCGAAATTGACGAAGTTATTGACAGCGTCTTGAAATCAATCTCGCCCATTCGCGCGATTTCGAGCGTGGTGCGCGTGGGGTCGGCTGGCTATCGCAAGCTGGTGACGCAAAATGGCGTGACATCGGGCTGGGCCGCAGAAACGGCGGCGCGTCCGGAAACGGCGACGCCGACATTCAACGAAATCGTCCCCAGCTTTGGCGACCTGTACGCCAATCCGGCGGCGACGCAGGCGATGCTGGATGATGCCGCATTTGATGTGGAGGCCTGGCTAGCGGATGAAATTGCTACCGAATTTGCCAAGGCCGAAGGCGCGGCATTCATCAACGGCAATGGCACCAACCGCCCGCGCGGATTTCTGACCGCGCCGATTGCGACGACAAGTGATACGACGCGGCCCTTTGGCACGTTGCAATATGTGCCGACGGGCGTGGCGGGCGGCTTTGCCGCAACCAATCCGCAAGACAAGTTGGTGGAGCTGGTGCACGCTGTGCGCGCGCCTTATCGGCAGGGGGCAAGCTGGGTCATGAATGCGTCCACCTTGTCGATTATTCGCCGGTTCAAAACGACCGATGGCGCGTTTATCTGGCAACCGGGCCTCGCCGCGGGGCAGCCGGATACGTTGATGGGCTATCCGGTCGTTGAAGCTGAAGACATGCCGGACATAGCGGCAAACAGCCTGTCGATTGCCTTTGGCAATTTCAAGGCGGGCTATTTGATTGCCGAACGGAGCGAGACCAATATCTTGCGGGATCCCTATTCGAACAAGCCTTATGTCCATTTCTACGCAACAAAGCGCATTGGTGGCGCGCTGATCAATTCGGCGGCGATCAAATTGATGCGCTTTTCATTGACGTAAACATTTTGGCCTCTGCCCGTTGCGTTGATGGGCAGAGGCCAATTTTGGTTAAAACACATAACATCAAAAGCCGATATGGCTAGAATAGCGCAACCCCGGTAGCGCGTCTTCCCCAATTTCAAAGGAACATCAGATGTTGAGCCTTGATCCGCTCGGCCTTGACAGCGTCATGCTGGCCGAGGTTCGGGCCTATGTGCGTGTCGATGCGGGCACCGATGACAATGTGCTGGCCGCTTGCGCCGTCGCCGCCATTGAACATGCCGAGCAGTTCACGCGGCAGATACTGATCCGTCGTGGTGCAAAGGATATGGTCACGACAGGGTCGGGCTGGCAAATACTGCAAGCCATGCCCGTGCAGTCAATCGTGGGCGTAACGGGCATTCCGGCAGAGGGCGCAAGCTTTCCCATGGCAGCGTCGGCGTGGGAGGCAAAGATCAGCTCACGCGGAGAAGCCTATTTCCGGGTGCTACAGCCCGGCATTGCGGGACGTGCGGAGGTATCGCTTATCGCTGGCCTATCGGCCAATTGGGCCAGCCTGCCGGAGTCACTTCGGCTTGGCTTGCTGCGGTTGACGGCATATTTTTACAACAACCGCGATGCGAGCGATGATGCTGGCCCACCTGCCGCTGCAATGGCGTTGTTGCTCCCATTCCGCCGGATACAATTGCCATGAGTGGGGAGTTTGCAGGCACGTTGCGCGAACGTGTCGTGATTGAAACGCGCCTGAGCACACGCGACAGCCGCGCAGGCGCAGTAGGCAATTACAGCTATGATGGGCAGGCATGGGCGGCGGTTTCACCGTTAATGCCCGCCGATCTGACGCGCGGCGATGCCTTGTCGGCACTGCCGCGTTGGCGGGTGACGTTGCGCAAACGCGAAGGGCTTGGCCTAAGTACAAGGCTGACATGGCGGGGCAAATATCTGGCGGTGCGCGGGGCCTTAAGTGACCCGCAGACGCCCGGTCAAATGCACCTGACCTGCGAAGAAGTGCGATGAACGCCGACCGTCTGACGGCCAAAGCCGACGTCTTGGGAGCAGCGCGCGTGCAGCGGATCAGCGACCGATTGATGGCAACTGACTTGCCGCAAGACGTGCACGCCGAACGTAGTGACGAAGGCGTAACTTTAGTGGCCAAAAACCTGCGCCGCCGGATGCTGGACGACGCGCAATTAAGGAATTTCGGACGATGAGCGATGCAGTGCAAGCCTTGCAAGCCGCTGCCGTGGCGGCGCTATCGGCACACCCGGTGTTGGCCGCGCAACTGAAGGGCATTTATGACGGCCCGCCGCCCCGTGCCGACTTTCCTTATGTCGCGGTCACCGACGGGTTGGTGACCGATTGGGGGACGAAAACGCAGCAGGGGCGTGAAATCCGGCTGGCGTTTACGGTGTGGGATGATGGCGAGGCCGCGTCGCGGCTGGCGGACCTTATGGGCCATGTTGACGATGCCTTAGTGGCGATCCCACGTGATTTGCCTGGCTGGCGGATCGCGAGCTTTGTCTTCCTGCGGTCGATTATACTGCGCGATCCGGCGGGGCCATGGGCCGGGCTGGTCGAGCACCGCGTCCGATTGCTTGCCGTCTAAATCACATAATTTCTCCGCCGATGCGCGGACATTCTTGAAAGGATAAGGGCATATGCCAG